GCCCCGGAGTTTCTAAATGCCTCACCTAGTTTTCTTAAAAATAACAGTCCGGAAGACCTGTTCCTAGGACCTGAACCTTTCAAAAATAACAGCTCAAATTCAAAAAACCAAAACAGAACAAACACACTTTATTTAGATTTGGACTTGGTTTCAGCAAGGACAACACTTTAACGCAAACAACAAAAATACAAACGGAAGAGAAGACAAAGAAGGAGGGCTATTTCGTAGGGGGAAAGAAAAATATTTCTAGAATGGTAACTCGAATTAGTTCCCCATCTCATAGTACGATCTACGCCCGACATGAGCAGGGAGCTCGTGAAGAGAGTGACAAGACGCCCAAGCGTAGTCTATGGTCAATTCAGATGTAGGACAGGTCTCAAATTGGTGTGTAATATGCGATCCACAATTCCTAATATGAGTGTTAATCTTTCGTCCGATCGCATGTATCCTCGCTTGCAAGTCGTCGTGGTTACCGATATAAGACATCGTTTCAGAGACGTATCGACGGAGGTAGAGACATCTGCGGCAGTCCTTAGTATAGAACGCAACAGTATAGTACCCGAGGCTACATGCAATATCGTAGACTTTAACCGGCCTCCGCACCGGCTTGCTCGTGATACATCCCATACTGAGGGAACGCAGTTATCTACAAGGATATGTGTCGGAACCGTTAGATGACTACTTCTTGATTTTAACTCTCTCTTAGTGCGGCGGCTGATCTGATCATCATATGGACTATCCTGGTTTCTTTACTTTAACGGAAAGAGTGTATAGTCCTGTTCAGTCATCGTCATTCTCATTGTCCTGGCCATCAGTGTCAAAGGACACAACCTTTTCCTGGATATACTTCTGACGAGAGGCGAGCGCTAACTGAGGGCTGTAACGGTCTTTCTCGAGAGCATCCTGGTCCATGCGGTACATGGCCTCCTCTGTTACACTCGATCCAATAACAAAAGCCTCCCGACGAGCCCTCTTGAGCTTGCGCAGCGTCTTAGAGACGAGTTCCTGCGCCTCGCTGACCTCCCTCCTATGTGCTGACTCGTCCTCCCATGCGTCAACAACTACCCACAGAATATCATTTGTTGCCTGCACAATCTCACGAATCCGATTGATTCTCTCGATCACGGGCTGGTCCTCGATATCTTCATCGACAGTTGATTTAGTAGAATCGAAGGTTACTCCCAGAATCCCTGACAACGCGTCTACAGCAGACGACATATGCACTGCATCTGTCACCGCACTATAGGTTGCATTATCAATCTTCTCGATACACTCGGCGGATCGTGCCAATGAAAAAACAAGGTCCACGTACCCTCCTTTCTCCTCGTTTTCTTCACGCTTGATCGCTTCTTCTTGACGCCGCGCACGGTCCTTGTAAGTTTTCCGGCTCGAATGTACCATTGTCAGTCCCTCTTCTCCAAGATCGTGTTACCTATCCTAGTTTCTTTACCTATCACTCGTGTGCTGACTACTCCGCTATTCTTGCCTCCCTTCCTCGAGATAGATTGAGATCAATGCTTCTAACTGCGGTGACGGCAGATACGTAAGCTCCCTTATCGCCTGTGAACCAGAGTTAAAGGCGCGACGTATTATATCCACATGGGGTCTCTCGCGAACCTCAATCGCATTTCTTATTGCAGAATGAGCAAAGGATCCTACGGGGAGGCTGTCAGTATACTTCCTAAGTGTCGCGAGTTCAGTCCCCCTAACGGTTAGCCCTTGCCTAGATATTATGTAATCTAGACGTCTTACGAGAATATCGTCATCACTACACTCCGGTAGCCACGGTTCGATCCTATTAATCTCAGTTGGCTCGCCCGGGTGTATGTTAACTCCAGACGGTCTAAGAATTAGGACTGGAACTGATTCTGCTCGTCTATAGTTAGAGGGTACATGGTAATGGAGACCCGGAAGGAAGCTGTTCAGTGACTCGATTGATGGTAGTGACAAAAAAGTCCGTATTATCAATGCGATATCTCTCTCTGACATCATCAACTGTACTATTGGTAAGCTGATCTGCTCTATGTCGATAATTACCAATGACCTGCCGGCCACAAGCTCTCTGGACAGTGTTGAGTCCCATTCGGCAGTCGAGAACGTGGTGTCATGCCAGGAGAATGTATCCGCCACACCTTGAATTCCAACCTCCGGAGGGACGAGTGACGTCTCCCTCTGGGTGATTACAGGAAGAAGTCCAATTCTGTCGACTCCCGTCGAATGCCCGCCGAGTAGACCGATCGCGGCGGAGATTGCACCCGAACCGGTACCGATAACCAATGTGCTGCTCAGGCTCACGAGCCTCGTGCGGGAGAGCTCTTCAAGGTACGGTAGCCATACGGATAATGCTGTCGTCGATACCCCGCATCTCCGCGTCGCTCGATCCACAAGTAGTTGCGTGAGCCGATCCTCTAGGCTACGCATGTGCGGTTGTTCTATCTTTGTGTGTATTGTACCTGGGTCTCTCTTGAAGAGAACACGTCCTAGGCTACGAGAACGTCTTATACGGAAGGGTCTTGCAGCGCACTTGGGTCGTAGGTCGCGCATAACACGGAGACGTCTTCGATATTCTGATGTGTCAGCAGTCGAGTAGAGGAATAGTGGCCACTTTGCAGCACAAGCCAAGGCGAAGGCCTGTTGTCGATGTTGGGTATCATCGGCACTAGTATAGTCCACACACTCCTTGAGATAGGATATTATGGCATACACACGCTGTAGCGGGTGGTAACCCGGTGTGTCGCGTATGTGTCTGAGTGTATTGAGGGCCGGGCTGATTTCGGCACCGAGGTGCAGGTGACGTATCATCCATGAACAGACTACATAAACAAGCTGTAAACCGCTGGAAGGATAGTCTGCACAAATCGTCACTGGTGTTGTTTCTCGTAGGGTCTTAATAGGGTCGGTCGATGAGTGATAAATATTTATCGTGGTCGTGGATAGTCGACTAGCAATGGACAATGGGGAAGGCTCAGATGGGTGGAAGAAGAGTGAGGAATCTTGTGAGAATCGGAGAGACTGTCCATCAGGGGTCATAAAAAGACGTGCGAGAGTGTGTGTCTGTCGATTGATTGTTGCATACACGTCAGACATGTTCCGGGGCCTACCATATGCTAGTAAGGATGAGAGCGCGATTGATTTGCATATAGTGAACGGATTAACGTGCATGAACTCTGCGAGGTCCATAGGATCGCTTGGTCCGCTAACAAGAAATCTTAGCGTTTGACTTGTCTGCGAGTGTACTCTGTAATTATTGAGATTGACACTAACTAGGGTACGCAGTGGAGTGCTTCTGCCGACGTCCCGCGGTATTATCTCACAAGATGGCGCGGAAGAGACTCGAGCAAACTGTAGAGAGTCCACGTATGATAACGGGTTCCCTCGAAGATCTGGCCATGTGGGCAACTTATCACTAATCGAGCTGATACGGTTGTTAGGCAACGGAACTAGATTAATACTGTCGACGTCAACCGCAATGGCCTTGGTACTGCACACAGACAAATTGCTTAAATGCTGAAACATCGATGTCAAGAGTAAATAGGGCTCTTGGAAGATGAATGAGTAATCAAATGTCCCCCCGGCGAGTTTTCCAGACCGGTCTGAGGACAAGTGTATGTGAGTCGGAACAGTACACGAGCCCATGATACCATAAAACTTATGAGTCATTGAGTCGTGTCGGTGCGCGCCAACTCCTCCGAATGCCGTTGGAAACACGTTCCTCAGTTCTTTCAACTTCCATGGGGAACGGGAAGATATCAGATTGTCTATTAATCGAGTGCAATTCTCATCAAGCTCGACCTGGGTCGACATCGCAACAAGCATCTTGATCTTGAGGAGAGAATCAGAAGATGTGATTATCTTAAAGCCGTGCTCACTCCTTTTTTGTTTAGTTGTCGTGCCGAAGTTTGGTGGATATTTACCGACTGTCGAAGTTATAGCGTTCATCGGCGTACGGATATGTGCAGAGATGACCGACCGGTTCACTATGTCTGTGGTCAATCTCATCGCCAGTGGACAGTCGATAGTTATCGTCCCGGTGCTCTCCTCGTCGAGCCAGTAGGCACGAAGTTTCCTCGCGTACTCCCCGCTCGCCTGTACGACGAGGTCAGCGTTCCGTATTCTAATGCCTTCAGTCGCATTATATCTTGCGGTGATGTAGTCCACCAGTGCGATATTCGCCACCTGCACGGAATGCGAGAATCTGCCTATGTCCGTCAAGGTCTGTAATGTGCGAGTATATGTGAATCTGCCGAAGAGATCGTCCCTCAGACCTGCTGGAGATGCGCCATAGAGGTCCGCCAGTATGTGTGGATAAAGAGGACGCCAGGTCGCAAGGATTTTAAGAAGCTCGTCCCCTGACCGGGACATGCCAGTTGACAGTAACGGTTTGATTGTACGATTCTTCGTTACGGAGAACAGAGTGTCATCGAGTGCATCGCGTATAATACGGGTCGAGTCCCGTGGCCTCGCAAGCGGCAGGCTGAACGGGTCGAGAACCAACTGTGTTAAGTCGGGGGAGTGCGACATAAGCTGCCCATCAAGGAGCCGTCTTAGGTCTCTTCGTATGCGAGGAGCACGCGGTAGTCGGAGGATAGATGCTATGTCCCAGGTGAGTGGGTCCATCTCCCCTCGTATCAAAAAATGTCCCCAAGACGGTATTGGGAAGCCACCAAGGGAAGCCGGTAGCTCCAGGGCAAACTTGAGGACGTGACCGTTATTCCTGAGTCGCGCGAGCACGTGTGCGTAGTCCGAGTTCAGGGCTGACAGGGAGAGCTCCTCTAATGCGAGCAGTGTCTGTATCACACACCATTCCCTACCTCGCACAGGCAGTGGTAGGCAACATGCAGCAGCCAGAGATGACGACGCAATTGAGGCTAGCTCGGAAGATAACATCGGAATATCGCCATCCGAGTGCGCGAAGGTACGACTGAGGAATTTGAGTGCGTAAGGGTAGTGAACACCTGAAACATAGATTTCCTTACTGTATGTTAAGACAGTGGCGGAGTCCAAGCACTCGTCAGGCTTGACGACCTGATTGACCATTAGTGCTCTGTATTCGAACTCAGCTAGGACCCGTGGCAACATGTCACCTATCTTCGTTCCGTCGAGGCTAGTGATGACTAACACTTGATTGTCGCCTTGACCAGCCATGATGAATGATACAGGGAACCGAAGTAGACTCATGTAGCATATGAGAATGGTCAGTATCGTCCACATTTTTTGTCTTATCCCCTCGAATCCCCCGTAATGACGTGGACCGTTCCCGCTCCGGTCCGGACCCCAAACAAGACTCGATCGAGGCCAGTCCCGTGCATTAACACCTGGTTTCACGCCGTCCGGTAAATAGTGGCGGTCTGTGACACAAATAGTCGAGCGGGAGAAATAGTCATGTCCGCGTATGAACATGCCGTGTGTCCCGTGCATGTGATCAATCTGTCGACCGATCACGTATTCGAAGTCCTCTCTGAAATTGAGATTCCACCGTGAAAAATCGAACTCGCCGATGGCGCGGTTCCTCTTGGTCGATCCACATGCCATTTGATATAAGCGCTTCTTTGTTTCCGCATCAGACATGGTCATGGTTTGTTGAGGGAAATAGATCTCCATCATCTTTGCGAGGTTCATTTCATTGAGTGTGAAGAAGAATCTAACCTCGATCGGAAGCTTGCAGAAACATCTTGCGGCCTTCTTCAACTCTCTCTCTTTCTGCGTCAGTTCGATGTAGAACTCGTCCTCACGAAATTTGCCGGCTGCTATTCTATCCGCTATTGCCTTCATGTCAAAATCGGGGTCCGACAGTATCTTTGTGATCAGACGTCTATTCGATCTGTCGCCAGTACTGAACCAGAAGGATGATGCCTCAGATGCACCAGGATTGATTGCCTTATCGTCTATGAACTTGAGATAATCTGTGGAGTAATCGAAATTGAGAAGTTGTCCAAGTTCAATGTAATCGAGATCGGAGAGACTATAACTGTCTAATGGGAGCGATGTGACACGTCTCCGCCAATGCTCATATAGCCTGGTACCAGAGCGGGGAGGTCTTTGGAACGCTGGCCACTCGGTGAACTTTGACAGGTGGGAGGAGATAATTATGTGCTTGAATATTCGCTCTGCCGTATGTAATGCCAAGGGTACGCTCTTGTCCACCGTAAGCGCCTCGTCACGGGCCGACTTCGCCGAGTATTTTGCGTAGACGACCGGATGACCTGAGAGCTTGATGAGTCCGAAAAGTTCGACTGCAGATTGAATGTCAGTTATGGTGTGTATAAAGGCGTCGAGTGCGTCGATCCTAGGAGAGTGTCCCTTCGCAAGTTTCCATTCTTTCTGCCTTATCTTAAGAAGGGTACGCTCGTATGAGCCATACTCGAGAAGCTCGCCTTTTGTCATTTTTGTCAGGTATGTCTTAAACAAGGCCTCCGGTGCCTTGACCAGCTCATACCCGTCATTACCATAGGCTGCCAGGCACGTGCTGTGCCACGTTAGCATACTCTCGACCTTGTCTCCGAGATTGTTGTCTGCCGCCGTCATTTGCATGTCACATGCGAGGTATACGTTAAAACGCGCCTGCAAGGCATCCTGAAGCATTTGAAGCTGCTCATAAACGCAGTAACGGACTTTGTTATTCCACTCTAGCCGAGCAAACCCGTCAAAGAATGCACACCTTAACTGTCCGATATTAATGATCTTTCCGTACCTCTGTCGGTACATTGCCATTCGATGGGCGTCGACTATCTCATGATACAGTCGTGATGAAGTAAAGGCCGTCTTAGTTCGCGAACTGATGCGATATTTAGAAAGCAGTTTCTCGCGTATCCGGTTCACCTCTGCGGGACGACACACATCCTTGATGTAATCAGTAAATGCCTCGAGCGAATTGGTGTATATCGCACGGGCGTCTGCAAGGTGTGTTTCGAGTGACAGATTTCTAATGCCTTCGCGCGGAAAGTTAATTCGAAATAGTTCCGGATACTCTCTCGGGTCAAGGAGGGAGATCTTTTCCGTTGTGCGTCTGATCTTGGAGAGTGCCGAAAAATAGTCGTTCAGAATCGGTCTCAGTCCTGAGTAAAAGATCAAGGGATCCTCACCGTATTCAGCTACCAGCCGCGCCTGTGCGGCTATCACCGTTTCATCTGGAACACTTTCGCAGAAATCACGAATCCGCTCTAACAGGCCAATGCATATGGGTGATGATAGGTGTTTCTCCGGGACCCTACGCGACCGTGGTGCTGAGTTGTCATCGAGCCCGATCTCAGGGTCATCCCCGAACTGGAAAAAGAGCTCGTCATCCATAATTGCCTATCCTAGTTTCTTTAATTTATCGCTGTCCCGCCCATCTCTACCTTGTGATCATAAGGATGTATACGGGTGAATCACTCCATATGTTTCTGTATAAAGAGGTACAGCGTCTTGTGGCGAATAATGGACAATGCTGCATAGGCGTTCGTCGAGTTCTTCTGTCGGCTGAAAGCCACGTTCTTCGAGATGTCTCCATGTTTCGGTGTAAATAGGTTTAATCCACCGAGATATAAACTGTCGAAGTTGCGGGGACATCTCAGCTATCCGACACAACGCGTCCCACACGAGACAACGCCTCCTAGTTGTAGAGTCGACACCGACAGCCGGCTTGCAATTACGCGCAATCCATGCTAGCAGTGTGTCATCGACGTGTATTCCA